TCTAGGATTAGCTAAAGCTAACGTTGCCGTTAGTAATAGCTACCTTACCTAGGTAGTCAGCTGCGTTACCAAGCGATGACGCAGTGTTTGTTAGCTCAACATAACCATAACGTGTCATGAATGATACGACTGGTTCGAATGTTGATGGATCCAACACAACACCTGAGCTCATTAGCGGGATGTATGGGCAGTAGAATGCCGCTGCATCTGATTCGCTTGAACCTTTATAACCAACTAGTACAGCTGAATCGTCTGCTGCATATGTGTTAACATATACACGCATTGCGTTGTTTAGAGTGCCAACAAACTTGGTGTTTGTAGGTGCTTCAAACGAACCTTCAGTAGTACGAGCAAATGCTGAAGTAGTTGCTGACTGAAGAATTGTTAGCGCAAATGGGCTAACAACTGCCCAGTTACCAGCACCACGACGTGTACGCTGAGCAATTAGGTTTGCAACACGGTTGATTTGAACAGCTAGTGCAGCGTGCTCGTCACCAACGAATGTAGCAGTACCGCTTACCGCAGCCTGATCGTATGTCTGGTATGTGCTTGCAAGCGAACCTAGTGAAGATAGTACTTCCTGGTCAATTTCAGCAGTAATTTCTTGTGCTAGAGCAGCCATAATTTCTGCTTCAACATCAATACCATGCTGTGCTTGTGCATCTTGTGCAGCTTCGAAAGTCCAGCGTGCGCTGAGCTTACGTGATTTAGCTTCAACAGTTTGCTTCAAGATTTGAATAGATAGTCTGTTACCAGCTGTACCTTCTTGAGCGGCTGTTGCTGCTGCTTTTGCAGGATCTGCTTCGTTACCTGAGTAAGCTTCAGCAATCTTGAATGGTGAAAGTGCTTCTTCACCAGCAGTTGTGGAAGTTCCACCGCTTACGCTAACGCTATCTGAATAGCGAACACGTAGTGTGTGGATCTGACCCACAGGACCAGTCATTGGCTGTACGCCGACTAGCTCGTTTGCAATAACTGTCGGCATTACACGACGAATTACTGGTAAAATAACACGGTTAAGTGTTGCGACATTACCGGCTGAGGTAGCACCAGCGGTTGCACTCTCTGACAAATACTTGCGAGTATTTTCTAGTGTTGCAGCCATCACAGATTTCTTGTTGCCTGTTAGGCCTTCGAGTAGAGCACCCTTGGTGTCCTGCCAGCGACTTTCTAGTAGTTCTGACATCATTATCTCCTTAATTTAATCCAGCTAGACGACGTATTTCAATTACGTTGTTATCGTCTGCTTGTCTACTAACGTTAGTGTGTGACGTTTCGTCACGGTTGCCTGTTACTTCTTTGCCTTCTGTGATAACTGCCTTTTTGGCTGGACTTTTACCGTCGATAACTGCCGGTAAGTACTTGTCAAACGCAGAACGCAGTCTGTTAGTTTGAACACTTTCCAGTAAGTCTGACATTATTTCTCTTTGATCTTTCGATAAAGGTGCTGTCAGTTCGTTCATAATATCCTTACGCTGGGCTGACTCAACCAAACGCTTCTTCTCAACACTCTGAGATTCTGCTAGTTTAATTGCTTTAGCGGCGTGTGCTTTTGCTTCTGCAAGTTGCTTGTCTTTTAGATCAAGAACTTTCATTAGCTTGGCGGTCTCTGACTTTTCATTTAGATAGCTGCCTGAATATTCAGAAGCAAATGCTTCGAATAGTTTGCGGCCAAAGTCATTTCTACGTGCTTCTTCAATATCTTCTTTCAGTGTACTGATTTCGCTCTTTAGAGCTTTATCAACTGTTTCTGATACTGCTTTTGCACTTCTTTCGATAAAGTCTGTTTTGACTTTACTGAAGTGTGCCTTTGCTTCACGTACTAGACGTACTTTTGTTTCAGCAAGGTCTTTTTTGTCTTCGTTAAACTCTGCAATTTCTTTTGCAAGTGCTTCGACAACAAATTCTTCAAGCTTTCCGAAGTTATCGGACATAGCTTTTTGATCTTCGTGAAGTTCACCAACTTCTTTTGAAAGTTGATCCATTACAAAGCCTTTTAGCAAACTTGCGTCTTCACGCATTTTTACTGCATACTTTGCTCTAGCTTCTGCTAACTGCTTACGATCCTCTTGGAACTCTGCAATTTCTTCGGCTAGTCTTTCTGATAGCATACTATCAATGGCTTCTACCATTGTCTGCTTGTCATGCTCATACTTCTGAGCAAATTCTTCACGTAGCTCTGAGGTTACTTGCTGGCGATTTTCTTTAACTTTCGCTTCCCAAGCCTCCTGAATTTCTTGACGCACTTCTTCGGACAGCGCAGTGTCTTCGAATAGTGATTTTAGTGCATCCAACATTTATGTTCTCCTCATTTATCGGAGCTTACTGATGATATTCACCAGTGATTCCTTAAGATACTTTTGTGCCTTGTCGTCGTGTTTACTTGCCTGTGCCAATTCAAATGCCTTATATCCGCCACGTGCATTCATTAGATGCTCGTAGATTGGTGTAGGATATGCACCAGGGGCACTGGGCTGAGCCACAACGTCCACGGTGATTATTTCAAAGTCCGATACTTCTCCGGACCCGTCTTCTGTTACATTACCGCTACCACGCGATGAAACACCTAGCTTTACACCTGCTTCAAGCATTGTGCTAACTAGCTGTCCCATCGGGGTAGGTAGGATTTTCATCTTTCCGTAACCGTTTGGGCCATCCATCCACATTTCTGTGATCATATGACTTACACGATCTAGGTTAATGTTAAGGCCTTCTGGATGATCAACTTCGCCGAGAACACTATATCCTCCAGTTATTTGATCATTGAGAGTTTTGACAGCCCTGCCAATTTCATTTACAGGATACACACGCTGGTTCGCATTGCGTACTCCGCCTTGAATACAAATACCTTTCATGTAAAGGTCTTTGCCCTCGTTGACAGACTCAACAACTATTTTAGCCTGGTCGAATGTCAAATGCTCTCGTAAGTTTCTCATTCAAACTTCCTTATTTGCTGCCAAGTGTTGATTTCTTGTTAGCAGCCGTTTCGCCTTGGCCTTTTTTCTCAGCGCCGTGGCCTTTTGGCTGTGCTTTCATTGACTTTGAAGCTTTACCACCTGGTACATTTACGTTGCCTGCGTCTTCTTCTTTAGTAGAAGTGTCTGCTAGACCGCCTTTTGTACCGCCTGCGTCTGCTTCGCCCCCTTGTACTAGGTTGCTTGCATCACCGCCCATATCGTTGGCGTCTGCTACAGTTGACTTGGTGTTTTGACCATTGTCGCCCATTTTAGCAGTTACCTTCTCTACGTACTCACGCATAGTTTCAGTTTCTGACATGTCTGATTTTTTTGACTTCTTCTTGTAAGAACCCTCATCCATGTCTTCATCTTCATCTTCATCATCTTCAGCTTCGCCAAAGTATTGAGACTCTTTATCAGCCTCGTCTTCCTCGTCGTCGCCAGCATCAACGTCCGTATCAACGTCCATGTCTGCGTCGTCGTCGGAATCTTCTTCACCTTCGTCACCGTCAGCCATCATTTTTTCAAATTCAGCTTTTAGGTCGTCTAGTGCATCTTCTAGGTCAACAACACGATCTTCCATATCTTCGTCGTCGCCTTCGTCATCCATGTCCATGTCCATTTCGCCTTCGTCATCATCGCCACCTTCAAGGTCGCTCATCATGTCGTCGGTTGGGTCGCCGCCCATGTCCATGTCATCATCGCCTTCAACCTCGAACTCGTCTAGGTCAAAGCCTTCATCCATTTCTTCGTCATCGTCTTCGTCATCAGCATCTGCTGCTTCGTCAACTTCTTCATCGGTATCTTCGTCTTCTTCAAGATCATTTAGATCTGACTCGAGAAGTCCTTCGTAAATATCACGTGATTTTTCTACCACGATTTCGTGGAAAAGCTCTTCAGCGCCTTCCTTATCTTCATTGATAAGACGCTCAAGCATTTCTTCAAATTTATTGCGATCTGCCATTTTGTAATCTCCTGTAATAAAATGTTTACCTACGGTAAGGCTGTCATTATTATTTAACATATCGGAGAAAAACTGCGTAGATATAGGCTCAAAACGGATCGTTTTGAGTAGATGCTAGGAAAAATTGAACATTTTCTTGAAATCTTCAACAAGAACTGTTTCTAAATTGTCAAATTTATTTAGTTCCTCTGGACAGTAATTATCTGATGCTATAACTCTATAATACTGTGTTTGTGGATTTTCTTTGATAACATTAGCAGTTTGTCGCAGCCAATTGCCAAAGAATGTAGCACCGTCTGTCGACTTTTTATAATTTGCCGTGTCTGCATATAAGTTATTAAACTGCTTACCGTCATTAACTCCTCTATAGTCAAAGCCAAGTATAAAAATTTTATCATAGGAATGCTGACTAGCTAGCCAAAGTGCAGTTGGTCCTGAACTCCAGCCTTTTGAGGGATTAAAATAATTAAGATTATTAATTTTTGTGTAGCTTTTGTTTGGATTAGTCCAAACACTGTGCTTGTGTTGATAGCCTGCTTTGTTAATTTCTAGAACCATTTTAACATCGACAGCAATCAAATAATCAGGATTGAATGTTCTATAAAGTGCATTACATCCGTAGGTAGTGCCAGTTTTAGAAAGGTCTTGCACGTCTATAGATTTACGACTAGTGCCATTGCCTAGCACAAATGCCACTTTACAATCAGTATCTGCTAGTTCTTGTTTACGGATTTCTAAAGTTTTTTGTATTTTTTCTTGACGGCGCTGTTCTTTAATTTCTCGCCATTGTTCTTTAGAATACTGACGCTTGTCTATCTTGGCCATTAAATCCCGCCAGATTCAGCATTTGCCGCGATTCCGTACATTTGACTCACGAAACCAAGTTCCTCTTGTTGTTCTTTTTTATGAAGTTCGGCTGCTTTGCGGACTTTGTTTATTTGACGCAGTGTTAATCGTGTTTTGCGTGTGTCTGAATATTCTACCGGAGACTCATCAGATGTTTCATCGTAGACTGTGTCTTCAACAGGCTCAAATGTTTCTTTATCGTAGTAAAAAAGTTCTCTCAGTATCATATTATTATTTATACCGTTTGATCCGTTCCTGGTGCTTCTGCTCCAGCTGCTGGCTCTGTTGCAGTTTCTGGCGCAGTTGCATCACCGCCAATTTCAGGTTCTGCATCAGTAGCTGCTTCATCTTCAATGCCGCCTAGGTCTGCACTAATTCCAGCCGAGCTAACTCCTGCTCCTCTCATTTCGCCTGCTGCATCTGTGCCTGGTGGATTTAGATTCTCATCATTTTCTTCACGCCATAGACGTTCGTTTTCTGCAATCTCTTCGTCAGTCATACCAAGGAAGCGTTTCATTGCAAAACGATTTGAAATGTAAGGTATAGCACTCATTTGTGTAAATGTAGGTATACGAGCGTTATCAATCTCAGCTTGACGATAACTGGCAAAGTTTTGCGGTGGCTGGAACTGAATATCAAACATTGCTGTGTCAATGTTAATACCCTTTTCCAACAAGTAACGTTTAAATTCTTGATTTAGTTCTTCAACTACAAGGTTTTGTAAACGTTCGCAGTAGGTGTTAAAACGCAGTTCTTGAATGTATGCTGTACCTACTCTACCATCACTGTACTGTGCTTGTCCGTCATCTGGGCCTGTTGGCAAATAGCTAGAAGGTATTCG